CTCGAGCGTCTCGCGCAGCACGCCCTCGGCAGCCTTCTTGAAGGCGAGGACGGCGGCAGCAGCAGCGACGAGCGCAGCGCCCGCGGCGACCACAGCGATCGCCATCGGATTGATGCCTGCGGTCAGCGCGGCGGCGCCCGTCCCTCCCGCCTTGAGGTCCTTCCCCATGCCCCGGGCAGACTTGCCGGTCTTGTCCAGCTCCCTGCGGGCCTTAGCCCCGCCCTCTGCCTTGATGGCTAGATTGATGCCGCTAGCCACGGGGACGTCCTCGCGAGGCCTTAGCCCGCGCCTCTGCGCGCTCCTGCGCGTGCAGGGAGATCAACTGCTGCTCGGAGTCGAGCACGGACAGGGCTTCGACTAGCAAGGCCTCTTGGTCCTCGACGGCGCCGGCAGATGGCATCCCGCCGAGCTGCTTCCAGGCAGACCAGATCGAGAGCAGCCGCCAGTCCTCAGGCTGGACGTAGACCGTAGGGCAGCGGTCCGCCCTGCGGTCCTCGGGGTGCACTCCGGGGGGCCGGCTCGATGTCGACGGGAAGAGGATCGGGCTGCGCCACTGATCGCCGCTCTTGCAGGCCTTGCCCTGACAGGACCCGTACAGCTTGCAGCCGTTCCAGTCGTCGCCCCAGTAGGCGAGTTGCTCCGGGGTGGGGCCCTGCCGTGAGATGTACTGGAGGCCCACCCTTAGTCTTTTCCCTGCGCCTCCGACATCGCCCCCTCCTTGAGGATGGCTGCGAAGACCTCTTCTCTGAGACCCTCGTGTTCCAGGATGAAGCCGAGCGCGTCCGAGAGATCCGCGTCCTTGCCGTCCATCGTCAGCGCTTCGACGCCTACGATGAGGTCCCGCATGATCTCCTCTCGGAAGCCTTGCAGTTCTTCGGTCCACTCCGTCAGGGAGTCGAGGTAGCCCTCCTCGCTCATGCGCTCGCCCAAGGTCTCGACGCCGAGGGACGGGGCCCTGACCGCAAGCTCCCTCCAGCGGGACATCCAGCCGACTGTAGGCGGGTGAAAGACGATCACGCATGGTTCCTCTTCCTGGTGATTGTCTCCCCAGGTCGGCACAAATCGCCGACGCTTCCACTTCTTCATCTCCATCGGGGGCGCTCCCTTCGGGTGTATGTCTAGCCGAACATCAACAGAATCTCATCCGCTCCTGAACTGGTTCCTTCGCAGCGTCCGGTCAGCTCGAGGGTCACCTCCTCGGCGCCACGGTCCAGGGAGAGATCCTCGGAGCGTAGCCGGGGGGCAACCCAGCCGAACATCGCGCCCTCTGTCTGCCCGACGACGACGGCGACGGAGATTTGCTGCGAGCTTGCCCCCGCTACGTTCGTCGTCTGGAAGGCCTGCATCTCGGCTGCCATGTTCGTCGTCCTGAGGCTCCAGCCTGAGAGCGTGGCCCTGATGTCTCGCTGGCTCATCGTGTAGCCCGAGACCTTGTAGGCGTCGCCCTGCTCGTCCTCCCTGTAGGCGACTGCCAATCCGCAGTCGAGACTCGTCGAGTTGCACTGCAGCGAGGTTGCCGTGGTTCCGCCGAAGGGCGCCATCACGATCTGACCGCTCGTTGCCGGGACGGGCGATCCCGCATAGGTGCCGGTCGGACGGTAGGGGGTGATCACGGTGTCCGAGGCGTCCCAGGTCGTGCCCGGATCGGGGTTGGTGAGCTGCCCTCGGGTGACGGTCCAGCTCGTTCCGCTGATCGCGGTGACCTTGACCGTCTCCTTCGCCGTGTTGCCGCCGTCGGTGAGGTCCCAATAGGTGTTGAGCACGTCGCCCGAGGAGGCCAGGGCATCCGTAACGACCATCGTAGTGACGCCCGTGTCAAGGTTCGTGTCCAGCGGAGTCTGGAAGAGCCGATCGTGGCGGCGCGCAGTGCCCGAAGCAGTGAAGCGCGCAGCGTCGTCGCCGCCCATCGTGAAGTTGAAGCTCGCCGGCGTCCAGCCTCCGAGGCGGTCTGCACTGTTGTTGTTGAGCATCCAGAGCGTGAGGCAGTCCTCGGAGGTGTCGCGGGTGTCGGAGGGCTTGTAGCCGATGGCTCCCTTGACATTTGCGGAGGCTGCGGGCGAGAAGGTGAGCGGGGGCTCTACGACGATGTCGTTGGGCGTTCCCGAGTTGACCGCAGAGATCCGCCGCATCTCGTAGATCCCCGATCCGCTCACGGTGTCCTCGACCATCACGGGATCCCCGACCGAGAAGCCAGACGAGTCCGTCATGTCGACCGTCGTGGTGGTCGAGCTGCTCCCTGACACGACCTCGTCTGTCCCGCTGGCGTCGACGATCTCCCAGCCGCCCTTGACCAGAAGATCCGCGCCTATGTCGGGGATCGTCGTCCGCGTCCCCGAGGGCATCGCGTAACCCTCGAGTGATCCCTCTGCCGTCCGCTTCTGCTGGATCCCCGGAACGGCTGTCGCTGTCCCGAACTTATCCTCACGCGGGTTATAGGCGATCGTCCCGCCCGCGCTGCCGGTGATGACCCGCACGGCGTCTACCGCCTCCGGGTAGGACTCCCCCGCCGCATCCGCGATGGTAAAGGCGCCCTGGCTTGAGACAAACGCAACGAGATCGCGCCCGATGTCAACCTTCGGTCCAGTCATTTCAGTAGTCCTCCTCGAGCCGGACCATCAGGTCGGACCTCAGTTGCATGTTAGGGCTGTTAGCGCCCATCAGTTCGGGGTCGAAGGTCAGGATGTTGCTCGTGATCTTCGCGAGAATAACACGCCCCTTTGCGTCCCCCGTGCCGCCATTGTTGAGGGTCCAGCCCTGCCCCCCGCCGGTGCGACGGAAGAACAATTTGTTGAGGGCGTCACGGTATCGGGACATCGCCTGACCCATCTCAACCTCGGCGCCCGCGATGTCTTGATCGAGGACGGTAAGCCGCAGCTCGATGACGAAGTCCGTCATCCTAGAGTTGCGCTCGATCTCGGCGCTGTCCGAGGTATAGACGATGGACATGTGCGGGAAGGACCGGGCCTGCAGTTCACGGGGATAGAAGGCCTCATAGGAGGCGACGTCAGGCAGCTCCGCAGTCGTGATCCCCTTGTCCGTGCGTAGGTCGGCAAGTTCCTGATCGTAGGTGTTCGAGCTGGCGTTCCCATCCTGTAGGAACTCCAGCACTGCCTCGACGGCAGCCTCTGCTCCGTAGAAGGTCGTCACCGGTAGGACTTCCGCAGAATCGAGCCGATCTGAGACTTAGCCTTGCTCGGAGTGTCGCCGAAGGAGATCCTCTTGAGCACCTCGGGATCGCTTCGCATCGCAGCCTTGCGGGCGAGGACCATGTGCGACTGCATGATCTGCATCACAGCCCAGCCGAAGGACGTTCCGCGCTTCGTCACGTCGCCGTCGAAGCGGATCGGGGGCCTCGGGGGAAGCCGCCAGCCACCCGAGGGGCCGCGTACCCCGGTCGCATGGGCGCGTGCGATGACTGCTAGGTCTGTCCCCGGCTGGATCCCGAGGAGCAGGCTGTCACGGCGGACGCGACGAATAGAGCCCGAGCCGCCCGAGGCTGCACGACGGAGCGCCCCGTCGAAGGTCAGGATCGGACGACCCGGGCGAACACGCTTTTTATAGGCACCGTAGCGCTTTGAGAGCTTCTCCCACTTCGGCCAGCGCTGCGAGGACTTGCCCCGCCCGCTCGTCGCAAACAGCTCGCGCTCGTGCCGATAGAAGAGCTTCTCGATGTCTCGGAAGGCAGGGCGCCAGTCGTCGACTACGTCGGCCCACTGCACGAGAGCGAAGGCGACTCGATCCATCGAGGGGTGGGCAGTGAACTCAAAGCGGGTCACGGGCGCAGGCATCGGAGGCGCCTAGAGATCCCCGCCGGGGGTCGGATCCTCGAATACCGGCGGCGGAACGTAGGGGCGGTCTCCAGTCCCCACCGTGTAGTCGAAGTCTGGATCGCTGTCCTGCGTCCAGTTGGAGCGGGCGAAGCGGGACACGGCCTGGAGCGACTGCGAGGCCCCCTGCCCGAGCAGGACGTCACGAAGATCCCAGAGCGTAGCGAGCACCTCGCGCCCCTTGGCGATCAGGTCCTCTGCTGTCGTCTGCGCCTGCTGTCCGATGCTGCCCTTGGCCAGGAGGATCTGCCCGCTAGCCAGGAACATCTCAGCCTTCTGCGCTAGCTCCTCGGCCCTGCTCGAGCCCGTGACTGTGTCCGAGAGGCCGGCACGGAGGAAGCCGAGCCGCACCTCGTTGTAGGCGTGGCCCCAGATCACAGCGCCTTGGGTCGATGTCGGGGTCGTCGTCGAGGACAGGGTGCCGAGCTGCGGAGCCATCGAGGTCGCGGTGGCGATGTCTGCGTTGTACGCCACGGAGCCTCCTTAGTCGTCTGTCGCGGGCTTCTCCGCCTTCGGCTTCTTGGCTGCCTTCGGCTTCGCTGCCGCCTTCGCAAGGCCCCGCGCGATGAGCTTCTGAGCGGAGTAGTCCGAGACCTCCAGGGAGTCCCCGGGCTCGAGCCGCTCCGATCCGTGCATCAGCGCCGAGGTGAGCGTGATCTTCACGAGGTTTCTAGCTCCCCGATCCGCTCTTCGATCCTGTCGAGCCCACCCTTGCGGGTCTCAGCCTCGTGCATCTGGCGCAGGGTCTCGATGTCGTCGACCGTAGAGAGGCAATCCGTGAGATGGCGCAGGGGCACGAGCTTGACCGTCTCAGGATCCGAGACGTCGAAGCCGCCATGAGGGGCGACCTCGACGACCCGGGGGACCGGCTTGGGGCGAGCCGGCTGGGTATCCTCGACAACCTGCACGACCCCCAGCGAGGTCAGTTCGCTGAGGTTCGGCAGGTGTGGCGGGGCAATGGATCCCGCAGGGTAGCGGGTCCCGTTGTGGATCAGGGTCTGACCCGGGCACACTTCGTAGCTCATGAGGGGTCGCTCCTCGTTGCTGGGATCACGCGTTGTCCGTCGTAACCTTACCGATAGCCGAAATCCAGGAACTCCCATCGCAGGCAACGATACCAACCCGGTGTTGGGCGAAGACAGTCACCTCGTCTCCGTTGTCGTCCTCGATAGTGAGATCGTCGGAGCC